AAGTGTGCTTAATTCTAAATCAAATCGTGAAAATAATAAACATGCCTGTATTATCATATCAGTCCCACCAGATGGACCACTAATTAAACTATTATTATATTTGTTTGCTATTGAAACTAAAAAATGACCAGGATTTATTACCCAAAGCATTTGCCCTGTTTCCCAAGGAACTTTCACAGCATTTACAGATAATTTCATAAACTCTATTTCGCGAGTGCTTAATTCAGGTTTGATATCTTTTATCTTTATACTATAATTTATCTTATCTTCATTAGGGCGTAATGCTCGCAAATTACTTATTCCACCAAACGGAAATCCTACAATTCGCGATAATAGACATATGCCATTTGCTGGTGCTGTAACAACATTACAAAGGACACATGCATCTTTATCTGAACATCCTGACAATAATTCATTCAATATACTATCCTCCTTAATACCTGTTAATTTTTTGAGACCGTCCTTTATATATTTCAACCTATTCTGATTTATATAGGTTAGTTTTTGTGCCATTCTTTTATTGTATATTAGGTTGATAATAACAAAGCAGTTTTTTTCTATAAACATATAGATTGCTGTTAATTGTTCTCGAATATTCCCTCCTTTAATTATTTTTATAACGTCCTTTTCACATACTTGCCCTGCTGAATCTATACGGTCTTTGTGTAGCATAGATGATATAGTGTCATTACTATAACCTAAATCTTGTAATAACCTGTATATATCATTAAGTATCAAACTGACATAATCTTTCAACTTTTTAATATTATAAATCTTGTTATATATACGTTGTTCTTTACTTTCCATTCTATATATATATACATAATGTAAAAAATAATATATATACATTTATCTTTCGCAACTCATACATTCGCAACTCATACATTCGCAACTCATACATTCGCAACTCATACAAACATAAACTTGCTATTAATAAGTATTAGTTCATAGTAACTGCGTATATTATTTATATCAGTTAGCATTCCTATATCTGTAGAATTCATAACATCGTTAATTATATTATGAACACTATCTTCGCTATGATTTTTCAATAAATCCTTGTACATGTAATGAGCTCTATTATATGCTTCTTTAAACCCCTTGTTATTTAGTGTAATAAAGTATATTTTATTACTGTCATACTCTACAATCTGTTTTACCAACTCAATTATTTCGATATCTTTGTTTTTACAATTATCTTTCTTCACTTCCCATATCTTCTTCTTTTTCTCATTATTGATATACGCTACAGATTCAATAACATTTGTCTGTTTTTTCTTAGTAATCCTAATAGTAGCATCCATATTAGTAGGCAGCACCGCATCTACACTAATCTCATTCTCTTCTGTAGCTGTCTTAGTAGTCTTAGCCTTAGTAGTCTTCGGTACTTTAGGAACCTTCACAGTATCTGCCTCTCCAGCAGCTCCAGCTCCAGCTCCAGCAATAGTCTTCTTACTTTTTCTAACAGTAGGAGCTTTCGGTTCACTTAGTATATTAATGAACTTGTCGAACAGTAACTCTTTAGCCATCATTAATTTTAAATTATTAATCCTGTTTTTTCTTTTTATATCAACTTTATACAACGGTTTTTCTAATAATGCTTTTTCTACATCTTCCCAATATTCATCATCCTTATCATATCCAGGCAATCTATCCAAGCACAAAGCATAAAGTTGTAATATAGGTTTCATAATCTGATTTGTAATATAATGTAAATAATCAGGCACCAAATTATTCTGTACAATATAATCAGGATTCTCTATACGGTCTCCTTGTAATGATGGAGCCTTATTACTGCTGCTACCATTACCGCTGCTACCTGTCTTAATATATACAAAGGGAATACGTTCATTCACTACAGGTCTATTTCCAGGATCTCTAGCACCTATTCTATCCGCCAATACTTTATGAGCGATCTTCGTAGGATCTTTATAGGTCGCTCTCAAACTCTTTGTTATTACAAGATCTTTGATAGATGTTTTGCCTTCTACAAGATCACTCAGCTCCTCTTGTAGGAACTCTATTGAACCTTCCAAATCTTGTTTCTCCAATATGATATTTATAATACCACCATATATCTTCTTGACTATCTGAGCATTATCTCTTCTTTTTAATACGATTCCCATAGACTTCTGCTTATATTTTGTAGTATCTGTTTCATATAAGTTGCCTACATATCGCTTCTTACTAAATAGAATAAACGGATATAGACATTTCTCATAATTAAGCTTTTGCGGACTGGGCATAATCTCAGGGACATTTATATGTCTCTCAACATCCTTCCCAACATCTATAGCAAATTGTAAAGCATCTTTGCCATATACCGCATTCCCTTCTTTATCTACCAAAGGAAACTTACAAAATATCGAATCAGTATCTCCATAAATAACCTCCGCAGCATATTTCCTTTCTACAAAATCTTTTGCCAACATAATCATGTTTCTACCTGTCGCCGTGGTACACGCTGCTATCTCCTTTAAATATATAGATGATGTCCTTGCACCTATCTGTCCATACAACGAATTTGCGGTAACCTTATATGCCAACTGTAAAGCATCCAAAACATCCTGTTCAAATATATTATATGTATCTTTAATACTCTTAACATTCTCTTTCAATACAATTATCTTGCTATTTGTTTCAATATTATATACTTCATAATGATCTCCACGATCTGAGCAAATACCTGAATATAGTTTACATTCTAATGTCCCGCCATTTATTGCCGTTATCGTCTGATATTCAATCTTTTTCCGTGTATTCTTACGCTGTTTTAGCAACATATCCAAAACATCCGCAATAATACCTTTGCGTCCATCTTTATATTGAACAAATACGCAGTCTTTTTCTCCAGTCTTCTTTTTCTTATCTCCAACTCCTTCATACAAATCATAGGAGATCGTTTTATACTCTATATTAGGGTCTTCGACACGATATTTTTCATCCATTAAATAGCAATCATGTGATAGATTACATGAGATCATCGAAGATGGATATAGAGAACCATAATCAAATACCACTATAGGTTCATTCAAATATATCCCTTCTTTCGGCTCTAATACAACAGCGCCTTCATATCCGTTGTCAATCTCTTCAATATTCTCACGATATGATTTAATCGTTGGAATCAGATATTCCCGCTCCATACATTCTTTGGCAATTAAAGAGAAAATCTTGATACCTTGGCCTCTACGAAATAGGAAATTGAGAGGAACGAGACATACGTTGCCCATACCAATATTATTTTCAAGAATTTTTAATTTATGTATCAATCTATTAACAAGACAGCAATCCTGAATACAATATTTCGCAATCACACATCTATCCTCGCTATTTCCCTTAAACTTATCGAATATTTCTTGTGGCTTTAAGTCATTCTTATTATCACCAAGAAATATCGAAGCTACATTATCAAGTTTATAGCTATCCAGCTTTTGGTCTCTTTGCATGACCTTGAGCAAATCTATAAGAACCGTCCCATCAATATCTATATATCTCAATATATTATCTCCAAGTGCCGAAGAAGACAGCTTCAATTCAACAAGAGACGCTTTGCGAGTTATCAATCGCCCAAAGCCTATCGAAAAATCGTCGACAGGATTCGTTGTATCAATTATATTAAGTTCAGTCGCTCTTTGCCAAATATACTCCATATCAAAACCAAATATATTATAGCCCGTTATGATATCCGAATTCAATCTATTCATAAGTTCCTTCCATTTAATGAGAACTTCCTTCTCAGTATCATAAAATTCTACATCGCTACCTTCAATATTGTCGCAACTATTGAGCGTTATGATATTTTTATATACTATATTATCTGAACCATAAATATGAACTGTAGTTCCAATCTGAATTATCTTATCACCTTCCAGAGGAACTAATGTATTTGTTAAGATATCTGTTAGCTTTTGCTCATGCGCATTCAATTCTCTTACTGTCATCTTGTTTCCTTTCATATCTTCATCTCCATCATCATCGTCACCATCGCAGTCATCGCATCCGTCGTCATTAACATCTAAAACATCATCACCCTTATTACCCTTCTTTTTTTCAGAAGTTTTCTTTATAGATGATGCGATAATATCCAGTATCTCTATGATATTGTGAATATGGGGCTCTATTTTTTGCTGTATAGACGATATATAATTATTTGCGATTTTGTACTTAGCATATACACGGTTTATCTTTACATCCTTTGCGATATCAAGAATAACATCTTCAAAATATATGGTTTGTAGCCATTCTACGATATTCTCTGGTGTATATTTATAGCCAAGTTTAGCAATCATAGCGAGATCTTGTGCGACTTTGCTATAATTTTTCTTGGCAACAGGGAAATCACCATGGCTACTTGAACATTCAATATCAAAAGATGTTATTAGTAAAGGCGCAATTTTATTAACCTGGATGGGCATAATATTTTTATATTCTGTCTCGATGTTATAATCGCATCTGCTAATACCTTCGCCAATCGTGTAGTTCCCTTTGTCTATTCTTACCCAATCGCAAGGTCTGATATTTTGCGTATGAATATATTTTAAGAAAGGATCGATATTTGTTTCATACATTTTGTAATCGTTCTTTTCGAGACTTTTGAAATAATACTTTAGGTTATTATATAATTTCAAGGATTTTACAGATATTTTCAAGAAACGAAATATCTTGTCATTTGTAAAACCCCAGAAGTCTTTTTTCCGAACAACTTTCATACTTACAAAGTGTGTTTCCAAAGCACGTGGAATGATTTTCTTGTTATATTCATTCATCTTGCCATTATTGTTAAAGAAGCATTTATAGCAGTTGTTTATCATAACATCTTTCAGTTCGTCGACCTTTGTCTTGAATGCGGCCTTACCAAGATTTTCCCATTTTTCTGGTGGTTTGATATAGAAATATGGAATGAAGTTATTTACTTTTACGCAATATGTAGCGCCAACAGCAGAAGTTCCATAGATGAGAAGAGAATAGAAATCTGTTGAGTCTTTTTGTACATTTGCTTTGTCTGATTCAGGGTCATATATATCGGTAATTTGAAACTCTATAGAATCCTCATAATTATTTATTGGTTCATGTTCTTTTCTTGGGAATTCCATTATAATTGAATATATGATTTAAATATTTAAATACAAATCATTTTTTAATTTATTCTAATAGAATAAAATATACTAAGTTATTATGGATATAAGTTTGGAAGGTATCATAATTTTATTAATTACTATTGTGGGCGTTTATTATTTATATAATTATTATCTAAATGAAGGTCTAATAAAGGTCAAAAGTAATATAGATAATGAGGAATATACAGTTCAGCTTAAAGATGATGCGAGAGAGGCTGCTGATTTAATAGCGATAATTAAAAACAAGCTCAAAACATTATTAGAACATTTAGAAAAAACTTACGGAAGTAGCGATAGTCGTGTAGAAATGCTCAAGGATAACTATAGGCCTGATAAGGTAAGCGAAGGTGTTGATACCCCTGGATATACGAGTTATTCAATAAATAAAGGGGAACAGATAGTATTATGTCTTAGAGACAAGGATAAATTGATGGATATTAATACGATGACCTTTGTGGTTTTACATGAGTTTGCGCATTTAGGTACAGAAAGTATAGGACATACTGAAGAATTTTGGACAAACTTTAAGTGGATATTAGAGGAGTCGATAAATATTGGCATATATACACGACAGGACTTTAAAAAGAAGAATGTTGATTATTGTGGTATTAAGATTACTTCTACGCCTCTTTAAGTTGATTATTGACTATATTGACTATATTGATTATTTATTTAGCTTTAGCAAATATTATATAAGATATTAACAATTATTAAAATAATATAATATGTCAAATATGTCAAATACAACTTGTGATAACATATCTATAGTTGGCAACAATAACAATAAGTATGACCATCTTAACTACAATCATTTTGAGATATTCTTTATGACTATAATAACACTTATGCCTATTAGTAAGAAATATGCGCCATTCATTAAGAATGATGTAGTTCGTAGAAAAATTAATCAATATACAAATTGGAATATCTTGATGATACTTGTGAATAGTCTGCTGTATAATGTATTTAGCATAGATAATTATATAATCTCTCGGTTTATAGCGATCAACTCAATCCAAATTATGACATTATTTCATATGTTTATGATTTATGATAGCAACGTGTTGTTTTGTGTAATGGATGCGAAGCCTGTATTGTTAAAGCACTCTATATTTAGCAGAGTTTCCAATAATCTCTTGGTACGCTTTGAATACTTTGTTGCCAATATTATGGTTCATATAATGCCTGTATATTACTATAAAGAGTATTTAACTATCAAAGATAGTAGTATTGGTATTACCAATAACAATAGCTATATCTATAGTGATATTGATATGTTTCATTATATTATAATGTTCAAATTTATGTGGGTTCTAAATATATTTGGTGATTTCAATATAACATCAATCTATGTGCCTACTTTTAATGGGTGTAATGTTAAACTTGTTAATCTTGTAGTAATTGTTGACTTCTTTACATATAAGCTTCTCAATTATTTTTTACATAGGATTTAAGATTTAAGATTTAAGATTTAAGATTTAAGAATATATTTATATATTAATATAATTATATTATATTATTCTAATGATCCCTAAAATTATTCATCAAACATGGAAGGATAAGAATCTTCCACCAATCATCTATAAATTAGTAAGTGAAAATATTAGTTTTTTTAAAATGAATGGATATGAATTTATGTTTTGGACGGATGAAATGATATTAAAATTAATATCTGAGGAATACCCAAACTTTTACAATATTTATAAATTAGCTCGTACAGGTGTACAGAAGGGAGATATTGCTCGTATTATCCTCGTATATCATTATGGAGGCATATATATTGATTTAGACGTTCTTATTTTGAAAGACTTTGCCGAAATATTAGATATGAATTCTAATAAATTATATATTACATATGAACCTTTAGGACAAACGACCGCATTATATAATAGTGATAAATATATATGTAATGCTTTCTTTGCTGCTAATAAAAATAATAATATGTTGAGAGCTATATTAAACACGATTCCTGAATATATCAAAAATTATACTGAGAATATTTTTGCTAAATTTGATATATTTGGAGGAGCCTATTTCAAATCAGTTATTGAACATCCTATAAATGCGATGTTTAAGGGCGATGTGTATATTATAGATGACCGTGAGTTATTTTATCCTATTAATGATCTTAAGTTTGACGACATGCCTTTTACAGTAGGAGATTGGACGAAGTTAAAGGAAGGTTCTTATGGTAAAGATACTATTATGGTTCATTATTGGATACACGGGGATTTTGAATCGAAGGCGCTATTGAACTCTTATATTCCTGAAATGAATAAGACGATACATGAAAATATGTTTGGGTTTTTTTCTAAATTATATCCAAGTATCGCAAAAAAATTGATAGTGTTATAGTAGAGTATAATATAACTTGAATGTATAGCAAGCAATTTTATAGGTATTTATTATTGATACTTATAAACATGAGATATGTAAGAGGATTTGCTTACACAAACATAATTAAAAAAACGATACTCCAGGATGCGAAGATGCCTTCTATATATTTGGAGAATAGTTTCTTTGACGAGAAAGACGCAAAGTTTAAGAATAAGTTTTTTTCAGCAGAGCATATTTTTCCGCAATGCTTACTAAATAATAAACACACAAATGACATGCATAATATTGTAAAGACTTTGAATACCTTGAATGTGAACAGATCAAATTACATGTTTGTAGAAGATCTAAATATGAAAGATAAGAATTGGGTTGCATTAGACTTTGATAATTATGTTAATCACAAGAACAAGATATTTGTACCTAATGATTATTCACGTGGGTTTATATCTCGAGCAATTCTATATATGTGCTGGGAGTATAATTATAGCCACAAGAAGGTAATAGATACCGAGTTGCTGATTAAATGGTATTTTCAATATCCGCCATTAAAAGAAGAAAGATACCACAACGAAATTATACATCGGATTCAGAGGAAACATAATATATTTATAACAAACTATTTTAAAAAGAATAATGTGATTATTAAGTTTATTAATAAATTATAAGAAAAAATGATAGTCTATATATATTAAGTGCTAAGTAATATAGCTTTGTAATGAAGGATACTAAAGATACTAAGGATGCTGTTAAGGATACTGTTAAAGATATTGAAGAAGCAAAAGAAATACCTGAAGTATTAGAAGTATTAGAAGTATTAGAAGTATCAGAAGCTATTGAAGTATCAGTAGTATCAAAAGAACCAACACTAAACACTAAACAGCAATTAGCAGTCGAGCAAACTATGAATGGTGAGAATATATTAATTACGGGACCAGCAGGTACAGGAAAATCCTTTACTATCAAATATATAATAGATTTATTAATTGCTAATAAAAAGAATGTTGGTCTTACAGCTACAACAGGGACTGCAGCATTTATTATAGGTGGTCAAACAATCCATTCTTTTATGGGTATGGGAATAGGTGAAGAAAGTGTTGCTGATATTTTTATAAAGATCAAGAAACGTGCGAATATATATAAGACACTTGTAGAATTAGATGTATTAATTATTGACGAGGTATCTATGCTTGACTCCTTGTTATTTGAGAAAATATCAAATATATTTTGTTATGTTAAATCACATGGTCTTAAAGATCATGAGCTGCTGAACAAACCATTCGGAGGAATACAAATTATTTTAATAGGAGACTTTTGCCAACTTGCGCCGGTGAATGGTATTTATTGCTTTCTATCTAAATTATGGAAGGTAGCAAATGTAAAAGTTATAATGCTTGATGAGCTTGTTAGACAGAATGATGACATTCTATTTCAAAAGATGCTACAAATAATTAGGAAAGGCAAATGTACTGATAATATTTTAAAAGTTCTTAATGCGCTGAAGGATACACAATTTGATGATGAAATAATACCTACTAAACTATATCCTAAGAATGTGAATGTAGATAAGATAAATGAGGTTGAAATAGATAGATTGAAGAGGGCTGGAAATAATAGATATATTTACAAAGCAGAACCAAGTAAAGAGAATGGAATGAATGGGATGAATATTGAGAAATACGATGTTGAATTAGTAGAGAATTCGCAAGTAATTTTAACACGAAATATTGATATAACAAATGGACTTGTTAATGGAATGCGTGGAATTGTTAAAAATCTATTCAAAGATTTTGTAATAATTAAAGATATTGAAGGTAATCTACATAATATTTCATATTACAAAGATATATGTGATACTGCTTGCCGCAAAGCAAAAAAGAATGAGAAGTCATATATTCTACACATGCCATTAAAAGTATCGTATGCTTTATCAATTCATAAATCTCAGGGTATGACAATAGACGCTTTAGAGATTGATTTGGGAGACAATATATTTACATGTGGACAAGCATATACTGCGTTATCACGGGCAAAAAGTTTAAAAAGCATAAGAGTTATTGAAGTATCAAAACACTCTTTCAAAATCAATCCTTATGTGAAATCATTTTATTATAATATTACAAACTAATAAGATGTATTGATGAAAATAACAAGGTTAGGAACCTACAAAACCGGTTTCAAATATTATAAGAATAAAATCGAAATAACTAATCCTGATGAGATTGATAAGATAAAATTACTAAAAATACCACCAGCATATGAAAATGTAAGTATTTTAAATAATAAGAAAATCATAGCATTCGGTTATGATTCAAAAAATAGGAAGCAGGTATTATATAATCCTGCTTTTATCGCTAAACAGAATGCTAAAAAATATAATAAGATTTCGACATCTATTAAATTTTTTTCAAAATTAAAGAAAAAGGTTGCTTATGATTTAGAAAAAGAGAGTGGTAGCGGCGGTAATGAAAAAACTCTGGCAATCGCTATAATTATTACGCTTATATTAACTTGCGGTTTTAGGATAGGCAATAAGAAATATGAGAAAGATAACAATTCTGTTGGTCTAACTACTTTAAAATACAAGCATTCAAAGTTTGAGAACAAGAAAATATTAATTGATTTTATAGGTAAAAAAGGGGTAAGGAATGTTGCTGAATGTGATAATAAGATAATATATGATTATATTTCTAAAAAAGCTGCGGCGGCCGCCAGTAAAGAGGAGTATATTTTTAGTTATGCGGCGAATACTAAAGTGATAACATCGAGTGATGTTAATGAATATTTGAAAGATATTAGCAATAAGTATGATAAATCAGGTTCTATTATTATAACTACCAAGGATTTGCGAACATGGAATGCTAATATGCTTTTTTTAAATTATTATAAAAAACTAAGAAAATCAAGATGCTTAAAGGTTAAAAAAGGAGTAGGAGGGTCGGACAATAATATTGACAGTAATAATATTGATAGCGAGAAGTCTATAAATAAGGATATTAAAACTGCTATTGAAATGGTATCTGATAAATTACATAATAGTTATAGTATTTGTAGGAAAAGCTATATAGATCCAAAAATAATAGAGGATATATTAAGTAGTATTAAGCATAATAAGAAGGATTAATAAGATAAAAAATATAAATAAGATAAACAAGATAAACAAGATAAAAAATGATTTATTAATATAAGATTTATATAATATAGAATATATAAGATAAGATGGATATCAATACTGTTATTAATAATCTAAAGGATATGCTCAAAAGTCGAGGAGATGATATAAGTCTGTTTGAGGAGCATGAACCCTCGATTGAGAAAGATAAGTATGAGAGTGACGCTTGCTGTATAGAGTTTGAAACATCTAATACTACGCTGATTTTCGCATTAACAAAAAAAACACGAAAGAATATTATTGATGAGTTGAAGGACGATGATACAAATATAGTGAATTTTGTTAAGAAGCATAAGGGAAAGCAGAATATTATTCTTATATTTAATAATGATACAGTATCGCTGCCTCTAATTTCGCAGTTAAATAAGTATGACAAATTATTTCAAAAAAATGGAGGAATGCTTCAGTATTTTCAGATTAAACAGCTTATGTTCAATCCTACAAAGCATGAGTATGTACCGCAACATATTAAACTTACGGAGACTGAAGTTGTTGACTTTATGAAAAAGTATATGATACGGAGTAAATTAGATATGTCAAGAATATACCCAAATGACCCTATTGCCAAATGGCTTGGATTAAAGTACGGAGACATCGTAAAAATAATTCGCTATAATGAAAATAGTGGCGAATCGTTTTATTATAGATCTTGCTTCTAAAATAAAATATATATAGTAATAGAGGACATAATTAAATGACGACACTAACAAATAGTAGCTATATAAGCAAATTTAATGAAAAGTTGAAGATATATGATAGTGTTTTTTTTAAGACAATCGATGGAAGTGGAGTGTTGCTCGCTGAGGCAAGCAAATTAATGGAGCCAAATGGTTTAAAAATTCCTACAAATAATAACGCAACAACATATAATACAGGGCAATTTACTAATTTTATAAGAAATATTATTAATTTTAATATTAAAAACTATGATACTCTTGATAACAAAGATAATAGCATGGGATTTGTTATGAGAACAAATGGGCGGAATGGTCAGCCAGCATATAGTTTGAATGTAAATGTTAGAAATCATATTATAGAGTCTTTAAAAGTTATTAACGTTTTTGTCGATATATTAGAAGCATATAAATTTTGTATAGAGAATAAAGAAAAGGGTCGCACATTTGATACTGGTTATTCGAATGAGAAACCTATAGACCGGATTGAAGTAGTTTCGATAAATACCAGATTTTACAATCAAAGTGCGATGACTCCTGATATTACAAACCCTAATATTGGATATATAAGATCAATAAAAGAGTTTGACGGTGTTGATGATGAGAAAGATATACGGGTATTGTATCTTTCTATACAAAGTTTTCATACTGGTTTGAATGATAATAATTACAATTATAATAGTATGTTTACAAAAGTTAATGGAAGTGATACAAATAATTTTGATGTAAATCAAACTAATATATTAGATCCCTTATCTCGTGAAACAATAGATGAATCATATCCATTAGCTTTTCGTGATTATCCCAGACAAGTATATGATGGTGACAGACATAATCCCAAATCAACTACTAATCTAACATTAGATAATCGGAATAAGGCTCTTGTATCCTTATTATTAAAAATGTTATTCAACCTTGATATTAATTTCCGATCACAGAGTGTTTTTGCCTTATATTATTATTATAAGTTTATTCAGTTATATTCAACCCTGATTATAAATGTATCTAATGTTATGTTTACTGATTTTAATAATAATACACCATTCCGTATTGAAACACGAAACATGTCAACTAAAAAAAATGCTCGAGGGATTTCGGGAATAAGTATAATAAATAAGGGTAGTGGTTATAGGGGTATACCAAGCATAGAAATTACAGGAGGTGGAGGAACAGTAGACAAATCAAACATCATAGTTAATAATGATCATACATTTGGTATTAAAGATGGAGGCACCGGATATACATCAGCCCCGTCGATAAATTTAATAGGAGCATCACTAACCCCTGCGCAAGCAAAAGCGACAATCATTCCGATTGTTATGGATTTTTCAAGAAATAATGATGATAATATAGATAAATTAAAGATGGTTATTAAAGAAATTACTGATTCTCTGTCAGAACTCATAACAGATGTATCTAATAATTCATCTGGTAACGAATCATCATATGCGATTAGCACAAGTGTTAATGATGCTAACGCTACTATGGTTTCATTATCACCTGAGAATAAGGTGATCATAACTATTAGTAAACCATGTATATATTTGAAAATGAATGCTTATAATGAAAAATATGATTTAATAAATGATTATGTTATATACGATACTAATAATAAACGGTATTACAGTATAATAAAAATTACTAACGAAGAAGAGAATAAATTCCAAATAGAAATTAATGCGGTTTTTATTGAAGACGATTTTTTTGATGGTGATAAAGATACTAAGCTATTTAAAGATGGTTATGGTAATTTAATAACAAAACCGTCAGCAGGTATTCTTGAGGATAAGTCTGATGCTGCTATGGTTACAATAGAAACTTCAAGTGCTAATTTTCTTGAAATCCGGAGAAAGGATACTAATGCTTACAAGACTGAATATATCTATAATAGGGATGATGTTACTAAGTTAGATGAAAATATAGGCTACAATACAAGCAAGGTAGCGCATCAGAAAAGTCAATATGATGCTCAGTTTAGCAAGAACCTATTCTTAGAAAGACAAATATTAACTTACAATATTATACTTGCTATCATAATAGTTGTTTTGATTGCTATAAATGTATCAAATATAGATAGACAACTTGTTAAAACTATTTCTTTATCTTGCTTAGGAACTATAATATTATTATTTGTAATATACTTCATATCAAATATAACATATATAGAAACATTTGCTTTAATAAATACGGATAACTTGTTTCTTTTATCAAAAACTTACAAAGAAACAAAAAGAATGAATTCAGCTTCTTATAATACTAACAAGGTTACTGTATTAATAAAGGAGATAGATAACTTAAACAGTAAGTTTATAAGTTATTTTGAAAAAGTAATTATTACACTTCCTTCGACAGATAGCTTAGACTTTTTTAGGGAAATTAAGGATGTCATAACAAATGACAAAGACAATAAGCAGTTTATCAATAAGCGGCTTGAATACAATAAATCGCAGAATGGTAATGATATTAGTTCACTAAAATACGAGTTAGAAAACAACAAGCTCTACATAAGTACTCTTTTAATATCTGCTATAATATTTGTAGGTTTATACAATATGTATATTAACTATGTCTCTGATGATAGATATCAGGCATTAATGATATTCGTCTGTATTATAATATTCATTATAATATTCTCATATTACGTAATAGCATCAAATAGACGTGTTAAAACGGTATTTAAGAATGTATATTGGGGTCCCGAATCTTCAAATCGTTTCTAATAATCTACTAATTATTTTTTTATAAATTATATAAAAAGTTATAATCTATATATCTTAAATGACTATTAAAAAGGATAATAAAGATAATAAAGATAATAAAGATAATAAAAAACGCAAAGGCGATGATGACCCAGATGAAGATGAAAGCGAAGAATATAGTGATAATAGTAGCGGCGACATCTATAATCATGAAGACGAGGATGAGGAGGACGATGAGGCTGATGAGGATGACGGAGTTGTAGTCGATTGTGATTGCGAAGATAACGAAGTTGATGATGATGACGAAGATAACTGTGAAGACTGTGGATCTCCGTCAGGTGGTTATTTTAATAAATACGAAGCAGAAAACAAAAAACAGAAACAAGGGGTTTTTTTAATATTAAAGAGGGTTCCTAAGAAAAATATTAATAATAAGAAGATAATTAAGAAAATAAAATATAACTTTTACAAGAAATATAATAATGATGAGAAGAAGTATTTTGACTCATTAACAGATAAGGGAAAGGTTAAAATAAGTATTTTGGAGGATAAATTAGAAGCAAGTAAGAAGATCATGACAGTTCCTATGCGTTTTAAGATATTAGATTTAGATATTAATGAAAGGACTAAGAGGAGTATTATTTTCAAGCTCGAATGTTTAAACAGGATGTCATCAACATCTGGTGAATACCACAAAATTAACAATTGGTTAGGTGTATTAAACGAAGTGCCTTTTAATAAATATTATAAAATACCAATAAATAATACTGATGGGAATGATAAGATATGTATATTTCTAAGTAATATACGTGAGCGTATGAATGATCGAATCTATGGACACAAAGAGGCTAAGGAGCAGATAATACGTGTATTAGCGCAATTAATATCATTTCCAAAAGCATATGGGTATATTATAGGAATACAGGGTGCTGCTGGAATTGGTAAAACAAAACTGATCAAAGAGGGTATTTGTAATGCTCTAAATTATCCAAATGCCTTTATATCATTAAGTGGGACTGATGATTCGTCATTCTTAAGGGGACATTCTTATACTTACGAGGGTGCGACATATGGGAAAATATGCGAATCCTTAATAAAGACTGGTATTATGAATCCGCTATTATTATTTGATGAATTAGACAAAGTATCAAATACATATAAAGGGCAGGAAATTATAAATACTTTGATTCATATCACAGATCCTGTTCAGAATGATAGGTTTACGGATAGATACTTTGAAGAGATTGACATGGATATATCACGATCCATGATAGTATTCACATTTAATGATGAAAGTTTGATCAACCCTATTTTAAAAGATAGGATGATTGTTATAAATGTGAAAGGTTATAATAATCAGGAAAAGCTTGTATTGGCGAAAGACTATTTAATACCTGAGATATTGTTTCAATATAATCTTAAGAAGGGTGATATAATATTTAGTGATGAAGTATTAACGCATATTATAGATAATATTGAGAGTGAAGAAGGTGTTCGCAATTTAAAGCGAGCAATTAATAATATAATTTCTTGGATAAATATGATGCGTTATGTATTGATAGATAATGTGTCTATAAATATTCCTTATGAAATAGATATTAAATTTTATGATAAATATTGTGGAGTTAGTAATAATTGTATGAGAAAGGATCTCTTACATTCGCTATATTTATAATTTTCTGGTATATTTAATAAGTATATATTATGAGTTATATTACAAGGGTTAAAACTACTGGTATTACAAGTAATTCTACAAGTACTAAAGGTATTAGAATGATGAGAGCAAATAGCGGGAAGGGTATTAGTGGCATACCTATATTTGAGAGAAGTGTGAGAAGTGCGAGAAATGCGAGAAGTGAAGGGGTTAATATAGCAAATAAATGTAATAATGATATTAAGCTGAGAAGTAAATATTCGGATTTTATCTTTTTTGGTTGCTGGAATAATATAGATTGTGATAAGGAATATATATATCGAGATATTGTCTTAGATTATATACATAAAAACGAGTCTATAATAAGGCAACTATATATTGCTGGTGATAATTGGTATACTAATAAAAAGAAAATAAACAAAAAGAACTTTAAAGTGTATCTTACAGATATATTGATGAGAGGATATGACAAACTATATGCTATGAAAAAAGAGATATATATTGCTGTAGGGAACCATGACGAAGACAAAGATAGCAATATTACAAACCCCAAATTACAGAATGATTGTAATATTAATACTCAAAAATATTATTTAAAGCAAATTAAAGACAAGGCTGCAGGGCTAACTGGAGCAATCGCAGAGCCATCATTAGACGCCTTATATAATATAGCAAAAGAAGGGAAACTTACAGATAATTATTTGTGTAAGAATGGGGTATATATATATGTTGATAACATAGGTGTGCGGTATAATAATGGCAATATAGTTATTATAATAAATACCAATAAATTTGACAATTATGATGAAGGTTTGGTGTATTTACAAAGTATTATGTTAGTTATAGATCAGGTTAAGGAAGCTCAGATGAATAATGAAAGTAATGAACAGATATTTGTAATGGGACATATACCTTTATTCAGTTTTAAAAAGGATAAAAAAGGAAATGATGAAATAAAGGTACAAGATATTGATAAAAATGACCACAAATTCAGGAAAATAATATTGGGATTGTTTAATATTTTTGTAGATAATAATATCATATATATATGTGCTGATACACACAACTTTAGCATTCTAAGAATTAAATGTAATGATGATGATAATAGGGTATTGATACAGATAACTGCTGGTTCTGGAGGTGCCGATCCTGATTTATTAAGCACCGAGTATATAAACATTCCTATGCCCATTATAAAGATTAAAGATAATATAGATGATAACAAGTTTAAAATATTTGGATACGCATTAAATTCATATGGGTATGTTAAGATAAAGACTAATCATGATAATATTGAGGTATGTTATAAGCAGATTATAAAGGATGCTGCCGACGAGACTGATAAATATTTATTTAATATGGGAAGTGGGAGTGGGAGTGGGAGTCATGCGAGATCTATATCAACAAAGATAAATGAGATAACTTATCAGATTAATAGGGATGATAAGGGATTAGGGGTAAAGGAATATATAAATCCTAATGTAATAATGAATATTTATAAGAATACTGAAATATGTAAGAAGAATGAAAAACAGAAATATGGTTATATAACAAGCCTTGATCGTAAAACTGCGTGTTATATGAAGAAGGGCAAAGAATAAAAAACATTCTTTATAATTAAAGACGGATACTAATCAAATCATAATGATGAAATATACATATATATTGCCACTATTACTCGAAATACTTGCGATTACCTTCACTATTCTCTTCACAATTTACTTTCTATACACTATATTTAGTGAAAAATTAAGATCAGGGCTTAATAGTGATGAGATTAATATTACTGAGAAATATGGTAATGGGTATGGTAATGACGGGAACGACGACGATCATATATATTTTATGACATATAAGGAAACTGCTAATTTTTTTATGAAAGATAATGACAGATATGTTAGAAATTTGTCGGAGTTAGATTTACATGCTCGTAATGTCAAAACACATGTAGAATATCTTCATAATATAGAGGAGACTGCTATATCATTTACTGATGAAGAGAAGGAGTTGTTAGTTAAATGTGCGAATAATGCTGATAAATATTTAATAAAGGAGACTTTCAGCGAATTAAAATATGGGAAATATCTGAATGGTAATGATATTGCGGGGATTAAATGGATATTTGCGAATACCTATACTAACTATTTTAATGATGTAATTAAAGAGAATGAACAAGGATTACCACATACACGTGAGAATATTATATTATTATCTAAGAATGTTTTAAAATACGATGAGTTAAACTTAACAAATACTTTAATACATGAGAAGATCCACATATATCAAAGATATAACCCAGAGATCTTTGACAAAATAATAAAAGATATGGGATTGAAAGAATTAGATAAGAAATCCTTTAAGCATGCTAAGTATATTCGATCAAACCCTGATACAAATAACAAACTATATTATTATGCGAAGAATAATGATAATACGATGGGTTTGTTGAATGCTATAATGAATATTGGCGGAGGTTCTGATAATAAAAATGATATAAAGGATTCGAATGATTCTACGGATACAAAGGATTCCAAGGATTACGATGATGATAAGGTAATGGTATGTTTGTATCGTAATGACAAACCGAATAGTATTAATGATGTTAAACATAAGAATTATTCGGCTGAACACCCATATGAAAAGATTGCCTATGATATTGCTGAAAACTTTTACAAAAATAATAAGAATAAATATATAAATATATAAGGCTATATTAGTTTTAGAAGTAGAGTAAAGAGGATGGATGAAGTTATTAATCAAGCACCTGAGAATATTTCTAAAGAGGAGATTGAAATAATCTTTAAAAAGAATAATGAGGATGTAATAAATACCTTGGTGGATTTATGGAATTTAGATGTGCCTAAATCAAAGGTTGTGAATGTCAGCGAAGGTAGCGAAGGTAGCGACGAAGCCAGTAGCGAAGCAAACATCGATTTAAATAACCCTATAAATAAATGGGCTAATATAAGGGATATTTGTGATTCTTATGATTTAGAGATGCAGACCCACATGAATAGGTTGAAGAATAAGGGGAAATAGGGATGAATAGTATAGATAGTATTAAATTGTCAAAACTTAGTAATTATTTTTATATAGGATATAATAAGGAATGTCAATTCAAACATATCAGCTTGATCAACTAACCCCTATAATCAAAGAGATATTTCCGGCAAAAACATGTACTCAATTATATTGTCGTTTCAATTTTAATTCGTTTAACAGCGCATACAATCAATCTTCAGGTCTTTTGTCAGGTAATAATTATATGTTTAAACAACTCCGTAAATTTGTGAGAGGTGGTAGTGATAGTGATATGGATGATATGGGAGACGAATTCGATTTTTCATCACCTGCTAACTATATGTATTATAATACTGACAAAAAAGAATATTAAATATCCCTTATATAATTAGATTTAATAAATTTAATAATATTATAAATGTTTCAAAATTTCGAATTAGAAATATTTATAATGATATTATTATTATTAATTATAATATCTATGATACCATTAATAGAATTAAAATATCATAATGATCTATATTATCATATAGAATCATTTAATAAATATTGCCTGAACAACGATATTAAATTAATAAGTGAGTTAGATGTGAAAGATACGTATATGTGGAACATGTCATCATATATATATGATTATAATAATTTATCTAATTTTTTCTTTAAAAAGAAAAGCATCGAATCGAATGATTACATGGGATTAAACCGCAACGTTTCGAAGGTTCAGGTTAATAATAATTACATAGATAATATTATGAAAATATACAACTATTATTTGTATATGTCATTAGGATTTTTTATAGTTATAGTCTTGTTTTTTATAAGTCAAGTTTATATATTAATAGGTATTACTGAAAATAGTGAGTTTAAATATTGTATGTCGACCAGCGGCAGCAACAGCGATGCTAATATAGCAGAAATCTTTCGATATTATATCTATATATTGTTTATATATGGCATATTATTTATAATCTTCTTCTCTATAATATTAAAGAAATTAACTGAGCTATATGCTGACACCGATACATATGAATACATTATGTTAATGAAAGAGTTTGATATCCTTCTAACGGAAAATAAACCAGCAAACGCGGCTATAACAAACATCCTAAGGAAGTATTCTAAGAATAAGATTAATAGTATAGAGCATGTTGCTATTAATAATAAGATGATATTGAATGAACTCTTAAACGTATATAATAAGGGCAAGGAGAAGAATCTGATAGTTAAATATGAAAATAATAATAATTACAAAATAACATTAAAAAATATTGAAAAGATGGAGTATTATAACAGCGATGAATCAAAGGATAAGGTTAAGAACAAGGTGAATGATATATTTCAATTTATTTATGTATATATTATATTTTTGATAGTTCCAATATATATACTATCAATATCGCTAAAAGGGAACTATATATATTTATTATTTACTATAATGGCAATAATAATATTTAGTATATCTATCTATAATATATACAATACTCTACAAAACTAAGAGTAAGTAATAGGGAATTGTTAGAGTAGGAACTGAATACATTATCTTGTAATATCTTTTTTTCTTTCTAAGGTTTAAAGTTAAAGTAAAAGTAAAATTATAAATTATGTTTACTTCGACTATAAATCTTACAATTTTTATAATGATGATTATAATCTATTTAAATGAAATGAAAAATATCAGTATGTTTATCTTTAATTTTAACTATATAAAGGATCTGTCAAGGATAATAATGAATGACAAATGTAATAATATATACTGCGAAGCAGAGACAGATAGATACCAGATAGCAAAGAATAGTTATAATTTATTATTACCGAATGACATATTTAATTCAAAGATGTATATAATCTTCACTTTTGTAATTGCTATAATGTTATTTATATATTATTATTATCTATTATTTAATTCCAAAGAAGGTATCGTACCTGCTGGCGCTGGCAATTATTATTATATTATTAATTTCTTGCTTCTGGCACTTTTACTTGGTGTAATAATTTTCAGATATGTTCCTAATGATGATGCTGGATATTTAAATTATTTTGGGAAGATTAATGACTCTACAAGTTTTCACGGTAGTTTTCGTATGTATATATTATTTATAATAATGGCTATTACATACTATTCATTTTTAATAAAAAGGTTTGAACTTAAAGAAGATAGATTATTTATTATTATAGTTAAATATTTATGCTTTCTATTCTCGATCATTCTAATACTTAATTTGATGAATATAGTTATGACTTTTCGTTCTAATACAACGCCTATATTGAAAACAAAAAATTTAGTATGGTCTCTTAAAAACTCCCTTAAAACCCTATTAAATAATTTCACGGATGATCAGAAAGAAGTTTTAGAGAATGCTTTAAGCTATGAATACGGTATTATTGAGACGCTGAAGGATTACAATATACAGGAAAACTCGATTGATACTAATACTATTTCATCAATCATGAATATTTTAATAGCATTCGATGAATTATCAAAGATAATATTAGGCGGGTATGCGAATGAAGCGAAAGAAGATAGCGGGAATATTAAATATATTATTGAACTACAAAAAATAATTAAGGTTAATGCCAATAAACTATTACCTCTTGATGGTGAAGGTGAAGACAAAAATAAAGGTAAAAATGCTGCTATTGCCAGCGACATTTCAGATTTATCTGTGATTTTTGATAAAAAAGTCATGATACCTCATGACTATGATGATAAAGAACATAAAACAAATATGAATGAAAATAACAAAGACTATATATATACAGCCGATATATCTTATGAGAATGCTAATTTATTTTATGAAAAATACTGGGATTTGAATGACAAAGATGAGTCATTTTTATATAGCTATGATTACTTTGTTCCCACATACTTATTTGGAGGTTATAAACCAAATCTATTTAAAATTTTAATAACTATCATAATATTCATAGTAGTAATATGTATATGTGGTCTTATTGTTAGAGCATTTAAAAATAGTTTGCGAAGCGGGGAAACCGATATATTTATAGATTTATATAATATTCTATATCCATTATTCATCTTTGTCATATTGATTATATATATACTATTATTTATCCGTTTTAATACCAAGTTTAACACTAATGTCGTTTATAAATGTCTTGATAGCAGTTATAAACGGTCTCTAAATAAATTAAATAATATTGTGACGCCTTATATACGAATGTATGATAATAAAATCATCAAGGGTAATAAGAGTTATATTAAACACTACATTATTACCAACGTATTTTACTCGATATTAAGCGGTAATATAAAGTTGCGAGATAACAGAACAGCGGCTTATATAAAACTGAAAGAAGTTGATACGGCTATTTCATTATTAAAAGCAAATACAAATAAATTGTCAAATGAACTTAAACAATCAAATCGATCTATACTTACACAGGGTGAACTTGTGAATATTCAAAATGAAATAGATAAAGCAGAAACGAGTGTTAAGACTGTTATAACTGATATAGGAAAACCAGAAAACGATAAATTAAATAAAATTAATAATGAACTTGGAAGTATAAAATCAGGGATAACAATTAATAACTTACCGACTATTAATAATCGAGTATCTGTTTTAAAAAATCTATCAGAAAGCATCAGTAAAGATTTAAATACTCCAATCAAAAGTATTATTAATGAAAAAGAGGAGGATGCTGTATATTATGATATTTCAAGAATAAAATCAAACCGATTAAAATTCTCAAACATGAACAATAGTATTCTTAGCAACGATAATGAGTTTAGAGAGTATTACAAGTTGAAGTTTGGTAGCATATATAAGGAGACTTATGATAAGGAGTATGTCGCAAATATATACAACGTTTTTATTCATCTATTTAATCGCAATAGTGATGATACCGATACTATTTTAAAAAGTGAAAAAGAAATTTCTAAATACTTTGAAGATTTTATTATTAATAAAGAAAACATTCTAAATATTTATTGTATTATAAAAAAATGTTTTGACCTTTTTAATGAAGAGAAGTTTAATAACAATTTAATATACTATAATAATCATGATAAAAAACAGAAGGGGGTTAATATTGATGATTATAAGAAGTTTAAATTTTATAAATATGGCGACAAGGTTATACCCCACAAGTTTATATTAAAATTAAATACATTCGATGAATATACTGAATTTGTTAAAGATATTAAAGATGGCATGAATACAGAGTTTAATGAGGTTATAGCTGGTAATTTTGATCTTTCTGATCCTTATCCATCATCTGGTCGTTCATCATCTGGTGCTACTATGGCATCTGGTGCTGCGGCTGATATTGCTAATGCTGCTGCTGCTACTACTGCTGCTGCTGCTACTACTGCTATTGCTACTGCTATTGCTGCTGCTATTGCTGCTGGTGCTACTCCTGGTACTACTGGTACTACTGTTGGTGCTACTCCTGGTGCTATTCCTGGTACTGGCGGTACCTCTGGTACCTCTGGTACCTCTGGTACCTCTGGTGCTGCTCCTGCTATTATTTATACTAATATATTATTAGATCAAGATGATGAAGACTTATTAGAACAGGCATCAGATATACAGCAAAAGCAGGATAAGAATTTAATAAAACTGATTGTGAAATATTTGTTAATACTTGGACATATTAATTATAACAGGGTTGAAAATACTCAGGCTAAAACTGATAATGATAAGAAGGAGGTGTATGAAAAGAGAACATACTATCTGTATAAATTAATTTCAAATATATTATATGATGATACATATGAAATAGATGATACGTTTAATATTAATAGTATTCAAAATAATAGTATAGTAGGGATTGCTGTTACAAATGGTGGGAGTGAATATATAATTCCTCCTACAATTAATATAATTCCTAATAAAGGATTAGGATATGGTGCTGAAGCAGTCGCAATTCTTAAGCCTACATTTATTAAAAGTATTAATATCGAAAATGGTGGGAGTGGTTATACGAATGCGCCTTCAATAACTATTAGTGGTGGTGGAGCAAGTATAAATGCCAAGGCGATAGCTGAATTTGACAAAGGTGTAATAACGAGTATTAAAATTACTGAACAAGGGAGTGGTTATACGAAAGTTCCTAATATTGTTATAGGGATGGACAGTGGAGGCATAGGTGCTTCTGCTAAAGCTGTTCTTACACCTACATCTATAGAAAGAATAGATGTTATAAAAAATGGGAGTGGTTATACAAAAATTCCTACAATTGAAATAACACCGATTCCTAATAAAGATAAAACACCTGGGAGTGAAAAAGATGCAACAGCAGTTGCTCTAATTAGTCTGTTAATAAATGATGGGAGATATGAGAAATACAAACACTTAACATATATGTATAATTATTTAGAAACAAAATATGTTAACATTTCTTCAAATAATAATAAAAATTACTTAATGAATATTATAAAGAGTATTAATAACAAGATTAATGATGATGACAAGGTTTTAAATACGGAGAGCAAGTCCGCACGATATATATTTAGTAAAAACTTAAAAAATATAAAGAACCCGGAAGAATATGAGAATGAAGACGAAATATTGAATGTAGCTAATAATGTATCTACAAGTTCTTTCGCATCAACATATATATTTAATATAATTCTATTAGTAATCTATTTCAATATTATCTCGAGGAATATTAAATAATCTTTTTAACTATTAAATATAGATACTATAAGAATGAGTCCAAAATCAAAAGGGTCTTATACAACTGGCATTCGAGGCGGTACAACTCCTACAGGTACAAGTACTACAGGTACACCTTCTGTAGAACCTGTACCTGTATCAAAGAATGCTAATGTATGCGGTGAAGTTGATTGCGATGGAATTAATGATGATGTATATAAATGCTGCTATAATATACCAAGCAAAATACAGGAGTTTTTACAAAAAGACACATACATGTTAGACTATAAGAACGCAATTAAAAGGGATGATAATATTGATAGGATTAAAGTGTTGTATAACAAACTATTTCAATCATATAATGTAATGCCTACTAAAAAAATAGATAAAGGATATAAAGAATTAGATGCGGAAAATAATCCTATATATAGAGAATATAATCAGAAGTATTTTAATACGTTTGGAATCATACCTTTAGAATTAATACCGGCTTCATATATACCATTCAACTATAAGAATTTTGAGATGAACTTAGACAGATTATCAAAAGGTGAAATATTTTTTGAGGATGATTATAAGAAAATCTTTATAGATTATAATAAACAGCCCGATCCCGATCTTAATAATATACGGTTTATTAATGAAAAGGGTTTAAAGGAGTATTTAGGGATATGTCTAAGAGATAGATTGGGGAACCCTAAATCGATTTATAATGCGTTTTCTATATATATAATGACGGTATTTGTTTGTATACTATGGATTTTTATTATAGTTATGATGTTATATGTAGTATTTTATTATTATAGGGATATATATTCATATATTTTATTGGGTATTACAATAGTATTGGTATTAATAGCGATTATTTGGAAAATGTTTCATATTCTTAATATAGATTAATGGGTTTAATATAATTTACTATATAATTTATTATCTATAATACGATTAAGGAAGAATAATACAATGTATAATGAAGAAGCATTAAAATCAATATACAAATATAATATGTTATTTAACAATATTAGCAATAATAATAACACGGAGGAAGATGCTAAATATAACACGAATTTAATAAGTGATTTTGATTTAGAAAACTTTGACCCAAAAAGATATGAATATTATACGGGGTTATTGAAAGTTTTTAATAATGACCCTGAGACTCTATATAATTTATTAAATAAATATAATAGCATAAAAAGCTTGAAAGTAAAGGAAAAGAAAATAATTAGGGAGATTAACGATTATGTTAATAAAATAAAAAATATAAATGACAATAATCCGGTTGATGGAGCTCCTGCTGCTCCTGCTGCTCCTGCTGCTGGTCCTGCTGGTGCTCATGTTGTTGGTGGTCGTAGTATTGGTATCAAAACTGTTGGTGGAGCTGATGAAAGTAATGAAATAGAAAAAATAAAGAGTAAAATAGAAAAATTAGAAGCAGAAGCAATACAATTAATAACGAAAGACCAAGAAGTATTTAAGAGTGTTGAAAAATTTTTAGCGAGTATTAAAGATGATAAATTTAAAGAATGGAAAAAAAGTTTGAGTGAAAAAACTATAATTAATTCAGAAACACGTGAAAAAATTTCAATTATTAAAGAGGCTATAAATAAATTTAAAGGGGATATCGCATTTTATAATGAAAATCATGAACATATGAAGGGAGGAACCGAATTTAAAGAATTATTGACAAAATCAGACAAAGAAAAAACCGAAGAAGAAAAAACATCGAGAGTAGAAAAAGATAACAATAAAAGAAAAAAATTAGAAGAACAACGTAAACATGAAAAGAATGTTTTAGACGCTGAAAAATTAGTATTGTCCGCTGAAAAATTGGTGGTACAAATAGAAAATGCTATCACATATATATCAGAAAAAAATAACAAAGTTAAAGATGGATTAGATGATATTTTTTCAGAATTAGACAAAGATAAAGATAAAGAAATAAAAAAGGAAGAATCAGATAGAAAAGATGAAAATGAGGCAAAAAATAAAGAGGCAAACTTAAAAGCAGATAGCGCAATTGGTCTTTTAAATAATGTTATTAACGCAAATATAGGTATAGGTTCTGAATTATACAAAGTCGCATCACAAGAGCAAAAAGGAACCGTGTCAGAAAATAAGGGTATTATAAATTTAATTTCAAGAAGTAGTACACCAAAAATTGTAGAATTAAATACAAAAGAACCAAATACAAAAGAATCAGATACAGCAATCGGTTTATTAAAAGATGCTGTAGTCCCAAGTATTAGTGTTAGTTCAAAATTATATGATGTAGCAAAAGAAGCAGATACAGCAATAGAAAAAGGAAAGAAAAAAACAACAAAAGATGAAGAAAAAGTAAAAAATAAAGCAACCAACGAATCGGATAATGCTATAGGCTTATTAAAAGATGCTGTAGATCCAAGTATTAGTGTTGGTAATGAATTATATAATGTAGCTGCTGCTGGAAGTAATGAAATAGAAAGAGTAAAAGCAAAAGCAGAAGCAGACAAAGAAACCCAAGCAAAAATAGCAGAAGAAGCAGCAAATTCTGCTATTAACTCTTTAAAAGATGCTGTAGCCCCAAGTATTAGTGTTGGTAATGAATTATATAATGTAGCTGCTGCTGGAAGTAATGAAATAGAAAGAGTAAAAGCAAAAGCAGAAGCAGAAGCAAAAGCAGCAGAAACAAAAGAAAAAAAAGCAAAAACAGCAGAAGAAGCAAACGCAATAAAAGCAGCAAATTCTGCTATTAACTCTTTAAAAGATGCTGTAGCCCCAAGTATTAGTGTTGGTAATGAATTATATAAAGTAGCTGATGAAGCAGGTAAAGCAATAAAAAAAGAAGCAACCGATGTAGATAGTGCTGAAGCTGAATTTATTGATTCAATAAAGGGAACAGACTTATTAAATTCTATATCTAAAATATTCGATGAATTTAATGGAATAGATGATCTTGGTATTGAAAAAACAAACACAACAGCAACAACATCAGCAGCAGCAACAACATCAGCAGCAGCAACAACATCAGCAGCAGCAACAACATCAGTAGCAGCACAAGAAGCAGCAGCACAAGAAGCAGCAACACAAGCAGCAACACAAGCAGCAGCACAAGCAGCAGCACAAGCAGCAGCACAAGCAGCAGCAGCACAAGAAGCAGCAACAATAGCAGCAGCACAAGCAGCAGCAGAATTTATGAGTAAGGATGCTACTGGTAATGAAACTAACAATACTTTAAAACCTCTACCACGACAAAAAAATTTAATACCTCTACCTTCAGCATCACCAAGTTTTTTACATGCTCCACCAGAAGAATATAGTCAACAACCGATAATAGGAGGAAAAAAAGGAGGAAATCCTAATCAAAAATACAGCGATGATAATTTAAAGGCTCAATATTTAGACACTCAGAGATACAACAAGATCAAAGATAATAAAATAATAAATGAGTATCGAGATAGATTGAATGAAAATAAGGATAAGGTAGTATCAATCAAAACTGATAACAAGATTGAGCAATTATCTAATGATATTGATGTATATAATAGTTTAGATTTTGATGAAAAGGAAGGTAAGGATGAGACTGACGATATCATTAAGAAAATAAGGGATTTTGAGAATGACCCTAAAAACCCTATAGAAGCGCTTGAGCTTACCTTTGACGATCGAATTGTATTTATTATCGCAACATTTTTTATTCGCTATATAACTATAATCATGGTGCAATGGTGTATAGATATTAATATTATAAAAACATTTTATGAAGGATTCATATATTATGCTGTAATATACATTATATTATTTTGGTTTATTGTGTTATTCATTAATATAGATAATAGTTTCGATGTTAAATATATGAACTTTAATGGAATTATAAATAGCATTCGCACATTATTTTACTATTTTTATATGGGGACGAATGGAATATCACGATTACTTATCCATACGTCATTAATATTATTATTAATAGTAATCCCTATAATATTAAATATTAAAAAGAAGCCCGACTTCAAAGACGAAGATGACCAAGAAAGCATGAAAATATTAGATTACGAAGAGCGTAAGCAACTATCGAAAGCGCTATCGCTATTCACTATGTTTATATGGTTATTCACAAGTATAATAGCGACAAAGTTTTAGAATATTAGAATATATATATAATATCTCTAATTATTTTAGAAGGATACGATATAACAGTTAATGAATGATAACATACGCTATATATCTTTACAATATATCAAAGGGAATAATTATGAAGAAATAACATGTTTTAATTATGATGTTATAAGAGACATCTTAGATAATGATGAAAACTTTAAAGATATTTCTACATATACATTAAATGAGCTAAAAGAAGCTATTAGTGATGAGAAGTGTTATATTGGAGAAAGTTTTTTAAATGATTTAGTCAACTATTATAATTTTAAAGATATCAAAAAGAAAATAGAACACGCAAAGAGGATTATTAATGATTACAAAGATAAACTTCGCAATAAGAATAATGATTCTGATGTAGAAAAAGTGGCAAAAACAAAAAGAGATCATAGATATAAATTAAATAACATTTTAGGAGTATTAATAAATGGTTTAAAAGACAAAAAATATAATAATGATAATATTGGAAATGATTTAAATAACAAAGATGTGGATGATGAAATAAATATAAAATTTAATGAATTTCAAACATTAATAAACACATACAAATTTAATGGTAGTGAAAGTGTAGGTACACCTTTAAAATATATTCCCAAAAATTTTACTACTGGTGTAAACCCTATAAAAAGTATTATAGATAAAATCAAGGAAAAAAAAGAAGAAAACCCTCCAAATTTACAAAGTATTAGTAATGAGATAATAAATGGAATGAATATAATTATGTCTTCTGAAAAAGGTACAAAGTATGATTTTATAAAGCTACTTGGAACATTAAATAAGCTATTAATATATGAGGAAAAACAAGAGGGTTTAAAAGGTAAAACTGATATTAAAAATGCGGATGATTTATTGGATCTATTCAAGATCTATATAAAAATATGTAATAGAAATATTGATAAATATGATAATATATTTAAATATAATGATATTAGCAATATTGATGAGGCATTTATGATAGAATCATATTCCAAGTTTTTAAAGAAGTTAAATAAATTAAAAGAGAACTTGGAGAGTAAAGACAAAGGTAAATTAGAGAGGGCTTTGACAAATACATTAGAGAAACTATTCAACTTATATGGCATCAACGATTATCAAAAAATAATTAAAGGAGATGATGGAATAAACGAAACACCAGAACAAAAATATTTTAAGAATCAAATATTTAATTATTAGAGAATATAGAAAGTATATAACTTATTTTTACATATTTATATTTTACAATAATGTAATAAAAATATGAAGAAAAAGAGAAGAGATGAGTGATTTGACTGACATGTATAATTTAATTAGAATAAGCAAGGCCGCCCATACCGGAGAGGATACGAAGAACATTATAGTTAACCGCATAGATGCTTATTATACCGGTCATACTGGATGATAAGGAAAGAACGGCGGTGTCAATACGGGACATATTTAGAGTTCCACTCGGTTGATGCTCTTCGGGTTTAAGGGCGAATGAATAAACATTAATGCCTTGGTGAAACTTGTCAGGGGTATTCTCGTGGTGCTGATAAGGTTGAACGAGAGAGAAATAATCACCCTTGCGAGTAGCAAAGCGATCATTACCGTTAAGCATTATCTTTGCGTTGGTTACAGGGTTGGTGGAATCGAGATGATCATTCGAAGTGCCACCACCAGCGGTTGAGTAATTGTTCCAATATACATTTGTGCCAGTATTCTTGATAGTCCATACTAATTCCTTACAGGGGTGATTGAAGTTCATTCGGATGCTCTTCATGGAATCGCCTGATGAGGTGATAGAATCAGCACCGGTGAATTGAAGTTGTTCAATCAAATACTCGTGTGATAGCTGAGCAAATCGGCGGCGTTCATCAGTATCAAGGAAAATGTAATCAACCCATAGGGTAGCCTTTTCTAACTTAAGAGACACGGTGGTGCCAAGAGGGGCAAGTGAACCATTCGCTGTGTATCCAGTAGTTTTGATTTCTTCTTGGAAAGTATAGTTAAAAGCACTTGTGTCTTTCATTAATGCCTCGCTTTCATATTCAATATTGATCTTAACTTCATGATATTGGAGAGCGATTAAAGGAAGGGCGAGGCCAACATTACGACAGAACCAGAACTCGAGGGGGACATATAGTTCATAATTTTCACCTACTACAAGTTTGGTTGAGATATTACGGGCATTAGCACCAACCATGACGTTATATCCATCACGCTTTCCAATAGGGAGTGAAAGTTCGTTCCAGATATATAGCCATTCAGAGTAATGCTTATCTATGCGCTGGCCACCAATCTCAAGCTCAATAGTTTTCAATAGTTTGTGTCCGAAGTTGGGAACAAGAGCGACAGCATCAGTTGCTGTTCCTGAAGCAGTAATCACACCGTAGAAATATACACGATGAATTAAATCACCGTTACGTGTTATTTGGAAACTTACACGAGAACCGAGAGAATTACTGCCAGTAGGTGTTTGTTCGATAGCCTCGATAGCGAAGTTAGTATGACGACGATATACAACTTTGAAAAAGGTAATTTGAGGATTACCAGTTAAATAAACATCCTGTGCTCCGTAAGCTACTAATTGAAGAAGACCACCACCCATTCACGCTATATTCTTTATACTATTAGAGGAGAAAAAAAAAAGGCCATTAATACATTCGTTATATTAATTACATTTGTTTATTGTTTTAAGACAAGGTTAATATAATGTTATATCGTAGTATCATTATATCAATATTGTGTTATTACTAAAATTACTTAGAATAATTATGTAAATGTTATTAGTTAGAATAAGCAAGCCCGCCCATACCAGACAGTATGCGAAGAACGTTATAATTAACCGCATAAACATTTAAAGTCGAAGAAATGTTAGCTCCAGTCAACGATGAATCGAGATCAAGAGAAAGAGTAGCAGTATCGATACGAGACATATTTAGAGTTCCACTCGGTTGATGCTCCTCGGGTTTAAGGGCAAATGAATAAACATTAATACCAGCATTTGTAGGTATATTCTCGTGATGCTGGAATGGCTGGACGAGATTGAAGTATGAACCTGGGCGGACAGAGAAACGGTCGTTGCCATTAAGTATAAGTTTACCACTAACAACAGGATTTATAGAAGCAACGCCTGTAGAGGAAAAGGCGGTATTGTGTAGCGGGTTCTTGTTATAGAAGTTGTTAGCAATCGTAACATTAGTATGAGCGGTGGTAAAGTTGAACCAATTGTTGTTAACATCGTATTGGTTAGTACCACCAGCAGTCGACTTTTTATTAGCGAACCAGACAAGTTCCTTACAGGGGTGATTGAAGGAAAGCTTTGAGTTTAATTTAGTGGATGAGATAGATTCTGAACCGGTGAATTGAAGTTGTTCAATCAAATACTCATGAGATAGTTGGGCAAATCGTCGGCGTTCATCAGTATCAAGGAATACATAATCAACCCATAGAGTTGCGTTAGGGAAGGTAGAAAGAGTGTCAGCAGCACCTTGGCATAAAGCACCAGTCTCGAATTGGATATTGATCTTAACTTCGTGATATTGGAGAGCGATTAAAGGGAGGGCGAGACCAACATTACGGCAGAACCAGAATTCGAGAGGAATATAAAGGGTTTGGCCATCGAGAGAACCTCCAGATTGACCAACCATCTTGTTATAGCCATTACGCTTTGATTTAGGTAGAGAGAGTTCATTCCAAACATATAGCCAATTTGAATAATGCTTGTCAATCTTTTGGCCACCAATCTCGATCTCTACATAATTGATTAAACGAAGACCATAGAAGGCGCAAACATGTGTCGCATTAGGTATTTTAAGAGAAAGATACATGCGATGAACTAAATCGCCATTACGAGATATTTGGCAAGTTACACGATTACCATACCCTGGAGTTCCGTTGAAGGTTTGTCCAATAGCCTCAATAGCGAAGTTAGTATGGCGACGATATACAACCTTGAAAAAGGTAATTTGAGGATTACCAGTTAAATAAACATCCTGTGCTCCGTAAGCTACTAATTGAAGAAGACCACCACCCATTCACGCTATATTCTTTATACTATTAGAGGAGAAAAAAAAAAGGATTAATTAATAACACCTATTATATTAAATTACACATTCCAAAGTAATACAAAGTAATACAAAGTAATACGAAGTAATATAGTAATATTTAATTAGAATAAGCAAGGCCGCCCATACCGGAAAGGATACGTAGGACATTATAGTTGACAGCATATATATTGATACCATCGTATGTTACTGTGACAGGAGTTGATAGGGTATTTTGTATTCCTGTACGAGTAGTAACCATAAGAGTAGCAGTATCGATACGGGACATATTTAGAGTTCCACTCGGTTGATGATCTTCAGGCTTGAGTGCGAATGAATAAACGTTGATGCCAGGATTGCTTGGGATATTAGTGTGATGTTGATAGGGTTGAACGTAAGAGAAGTAAGTTCCATCACGAACGCTGAAACGATCGTTACCGTTAAGCTGAAGAATGGTATCAGCGAAAGGAGATGATGCTGATATTTGGGTAGAGTTAGTATTACCAAAGTTAAAACCAGCCATATAATTGGAAGCAGTAAAGTTAGTAATAGAATTAATACCATTCAAAGAGCGAGGGTATGGCTCAGCAACTAAAGCGGGTGTTAGATCAACATTATCAGTATCGGTGTAATTGTACCAGCAAGCCTTGCGGGCATAATTGTTAGGCTTAGCGACCCAGATTAGTTCCTTACAGGGGTGATTGAAGTTGAGCTTAACACGGTTAGTAGAACCAGCGTTAAGAGTTTCAGTACCGGTGAATTGAAGTTGTTCAATCAAATACTCGTGAGATAGCTGAGCAAATCGTCGGCGTTCATCAGTATCAAGGAAGATGTAATCGACCCATAGAGACATTTCATTAATATCGGCGACAGTTCCTGAGGTGGTTCCGGGAACATATGCTTCAGTCACAGTAGTTATAGTGCTCTTTAAGTCGATAAGGCATTTTTCCTTAGTTTCGAACTCAATCTTAAT